AAAGAGTTAGAAAAGCGATTGAATATATTCGATCCTCTCCGCTATATATTGTTCATATTCCGGATTTTTCAATTGAAGATATTAAAAATATAATTAAAAAATATAATCGAGAATTTAAGGTCGAATATTTCTTTTTTGATTATATAAGTACTTCACTTAGACTTATGTCAGAAGTTAGTGGCAAATCTCGCATGGGTTTGAAAGAACATCAACTTCTGTTGGTATTTTCGACAGAACTAAAAACAATCGCTCAACAATTAAATGTGTTTATTTTTACTGCTTCACAACTTAATGGAGAAGCACGAAATGCCACTATCAAAGATCAAAATCTTTTGTCTGGCGCAAAAGCATTAGCCAATAAACTTGATGTAGGTATTATTTCAATGCGTCCCACGCAACGTGAGCAGGATAAACTAGATGCTATTATTCAAAATCATTTTGGTTTACGAATGCCTAATATGGGTCATTGGGTGTATAAAGTTCGTAGAGGAAGACTTACCCATATTATAATTTGGAGTCAGATTGATTTGGGTACAATGGATGAAGAGGCATTGTTTGTAACAGATTTTGATTTTAATCTTATTGATATAGATTTTACTCAGATTGAACAAGTCGAAGCTAAAATTCAAGAACATTCAGTATTGGAATCACAGGTACATGATGAAGAACCTGAAATTATTGATACCATGGCTGTTGAAATTAAATCTGAAGCAGTAGAAGAAGAACAAGTAGTAAAAAGAGATTTTGATTGGTGATTCCCTTTTGGGTATAACTGGGTATAACTGGGTATAACGGTAAGAATATGTATTTAGATCAGAAAAAAATATTAAATTCATTAACTGATGAAGATGTAATTAAAATCTGTGCAGACCTTGGCTCACCAGATTTTAAGCGTGATAATCAGGGGAATCTTTGTTTTTCGACTTTTATTTGCCACGGTGGAGATAGTCCTTTTAAGTTAATTTATTATAAAGACTCTAAAAGATTTCATTGCTTTACTTGTTCAGATTCATATGGAATTATTGAGTTAGTTATTCGTGCCCATAGAATAAAAGGCAAGACTCTTACTTATTATCGAGCATTGTATTATATAGCTTCTATGACAGGGCGTCTTTATGAAAAAGACCCTGAACAGATTGCTCCAGAAAAAACTATTACGGATTTTGAATGGATTAATCGTTTAAAATCTGTAAAGAAAAATTCAAAGGCTGTACCTAATCTATCAGAAATAAATGAAAACATACTTGATATATTTTGGTATGCGCCTTATCAGGGATGGCTTGATGAACATATAACCCGTGAAGCAATGTCACGATTTGAAATAGGGTATTATGGCTTAACCAATCAAATCACGATTCCACATAGAGACATTAATGAACGTCTTATAGGAATAAGGGGACGATTTTTAAATGATGAAGACGTAGAACGATTTGGCAAATATGTACCTTTACAAATTGGTGGTCGTTTTTTGAGCCATCAACTTGGAAGTAATTTATATGGTATACATGTTGCTAAAGATAAGATACAACAGTGTAAAAAGGTGATGTTAGTTGAAGCTGAAAAATCAGTACTACAAGCGTATTCATATTTTGGTGAAGACAGTTTTGTTGTAGGACTGTGTGGATCAAACATTTCAAAAACACAAATTAAAATTATATTAGAGCAATTAAAAGTTGAAGAAGTTATAGTTGGTATGGACAGGGAATATGGTGATTCTGATACTTTTGAAGCAACAGCTTATTATCAAAAATTGATTAAAAAAGTTGCTCCACTTGTCCCCTATGTGCGTGTATATCTAGTGCTAGATAAAGAACACAGACTTGATTATAAAGATTCTCCCACTGATAAGGGTAAAGATATCTTATTGCAACTGATGAAAGAAAAAATTTTGATAACAATGGAAGATGTAAATGAAGTAATTAAAAGAAAGGATTAATGATTATGGAAGGTTTTATTAAGGTTGCTGTGGCTAGTGGTTGTGCTATGTTATCTGGGGGATTAAATATTTGGTTAAATATAAAAGATAAAAAGGCAATTACCATGAAAGATATTATCGTAGCTTTTATACCACCGATGTTAATGGTTGTATCAACTTGTGCTTTGTTTATTTAATATAAGGAGAAAAATAAATGAAAAAGAGTTGGAAAAAAATTGTTATTGCAGTAATCTGTCTAATGATGGTAATTGCGAGTTTGTCTATAACTGCGAATGCGAAAACAAAAATTCCAAGAAATGGTAAATATATAGATTCTTATGGTTATATTTACATTATGAAACATGGCAAGCCACAAACCGGATGGTTTAAATATCATGGTAAAACTTATTATGGTCATAAAACAAAATCCGCTTGTTATCCTAAAGGTTCCGTGGCACAGAACACTTTTCGTGTAAGAAATAATAAAATGTATTGCTTTAATGAAAAAGGTGAAAAAATCACTAAAAGTACAAAGTATGTGGTGTTAAGAAAAGGAAGAACAAGTGTGCATTATATCTATTTGCCCGCATCTCATTGGGAAAGATATAATGCTAGACGTAAACGGTTTCAGTATAAAGATAGACGAACTGGTAAATGGCGTGATACAGGTATGCAGTGTTATCCCTATGGTTTGATCGACTGGCAGGAGTAATCCGCATAACAGCCTGAATTTTAAAAAATTTAGTGAAAAAAACGCATTAATTTTTACATAACAGTACTTTTATGAGGGTACGGTGGGGTAAGTAGATAAGATAAAAATAATATCGAAAACCCCACTTATTTTAACATAGAGAGGAATGGTGGAAATGGGCAATGAATTAGTAGAAGATTATAATAAGTCAATGAGTGATTTTTTTGAGGGGAAAGTGAGGGCAATCACTGAAGCAGATCGAGGGGCGCTGCCACGATTAAGTTATAGTGGTCTCGAAGTATTTAAAAATTGTCCATATCAATTTAATCTTAAATATGGTGAAAAGAAATATACCAAAGAGACTACACTGGCATTAGAATTAGGAAGTTTGTGTCATCTGATTCTTGAACTTAAATGTAATTATATTAAGGTTGGTAAGCCTGTAGATTATGATTATCTTCATTTTATTTTAAAATATGGTTCTATTGATACTAATGAAAAAACTAAAGAACACATCCTTGGAGTCGATGAATTAAAGCGGAAATATTTTGAAGAATGGCATGAGCCTGATAACGCCTCTGGAATGACATATGAAGAAAAGATGGTAGTGTTTGAAAAGGTTCTTAATGAGGAAATGGATGATACTTCAATTTGGCATCCTATATATGCAGAATTGCCGTTTGAGTTTGTATATAAAGATAGGGTTATTTTTAATGGATTCATTGACAGAGTAGATATTAATAAATTTGGAGGTTTTAGAACGATCGATTACAAAACCAGCAAGAAGCAATTCGAATCGACAAAAGTTGTAACATCACTTCAGTTTGGTATTTATGCAATGGCAATTTATCAAGAGTTCGGTCAAATTCCTGTGAGTTTTCTTTATCGCTTTATTTTACTTGATGAAGATCAGATGGCTATGACGAGTGGTTGGGAAAAGCGATTGGAAAAAACGCTTGATAATTTACTTGATAAAATTGATAAATGTAAAAAGAGTGGTATTTGGTTGCCGAAACCTAGTCCGCTTTGTCATTGGTGTAATTATTCAGTAACCAATCCTAAAGCACATGAATTTAAAAATGATTGTGAATATTATAGTCTTTGGACTCCACAAGAAAAATCATGGGCGGTGAATAAGAAATATAATGCTCTTGACAATGCAGGTAAAAAGAGTACAATTGATACAGGCAACAAGACAAAATTAAATGGTAAGCGGAAATTGATTTTTTAAGGAGAGGAGATGATATATGGATGGCAACACTTACAGAACTTCAGGATTGCTACAATTCATATTATGACGATAGACAATTATGGAATTCGACTGTTGCCGCTTGGGTTAAAAAAGGAAAATTAAAAGCAAAAAAAGATGAAAACGAGAGATGGGATTATGATTTAGAAAGTTTTAAAAAAATAATTTTATCAGATGAATATAAGACGAAACTTAAAGCGGTACGGAAGAATCCCGAAAAATGTGTGGGGCAAATACGAAATCATTTATTAATTACGGGAATAGTCCCAGAAGAAGAGAAAAACCATCCTTATAAAGGAACGCTAATGTATTGTAAATGTTTAATTTGTGGAAAAGAAAATATTCAAATCAGATTTTCTTATGTTAGCGGAAATGGAAATTATGAAAGATTATCCTGCGGCTGTATGAGGAAGGTTCGCCATTTTATGGCAAGTTTGAGAGAAGGAGTTACAGAGGAATTCATTTTAGAACATGATGACATAGATAAAATGATGTTTGTTCATAAAATGTTGGCACATATAAAATCAAAGTATTATACACAATGCCCGATTGAAGAATATAAAAAAGCAATTGATTATTTTTATTATGATCAACAGTTTAATGCGGTATATGATTTTTGGGGTAGACAAAAAAATGAATTTGGGACTTTTTATAATTGGGCTAAACCAAGTCTTGATCATATAACCCCAATTTCAAGAGGGGGATCAGACACTGTCAATAATTTACAAGTGTTGACTGTTTTTGAAAATTTAGCTAAAAGAGACATGACTTGGGAGGAGTGGTGTAATTTTAAAAGAGCAACGCACTCTACTTCAGATTATTATATTGAAAATATCATAAATAATAAAAAGGATGTAATCAAATGAGTTATTATAGCTTGCATTGTCATACGGAATTTAGCAATCTACGGATGCTCGATAGTACGACAAAATTAAATGATTTAATTGATAAAGCTGTTGAAATGAAACTTTTAGGTGTATCAATTTCAGATCATGAAAGTATTTCAGGACATGTTAAAGCAATTCAAAAACAAAAACAATTACTTGAAAAAGGAATTGATTTTAAAATTATGTTGGCTAATGAAATCTACTTGGTGGATTCGTTAGAAGAAGTCAGAGATAATTATCAATCTAAAGTTACAAAATTTTATCATTTTATTCTACTTGCTAAAGATGCAATCGGACATCGACAAATGAGACAACTGTCTTCACTGGCTTGGAATAATTCTTTTAGAACTGGAAAAGTTGAAAGAGTACCAACTATTAAAGCAGATGTTGAACGAATTATTGGGAATGATAAGGGGCATATTATCGCTCAAACAGCTTGTATCGGGGGAGAATTAGCACATCATATCTTAAATAAGGATGCTGATGGTTGCCTTGATTTTATTGATTGGTGTCAAAATGTATTTGGAGAAGATAATTTTTATCTTGAAATGCAACCTAATGATGTAGATGAACAGGTTAAAGTTAATAAAGCAATTGTCAGCATATCAGAACAACTGAATATTCCTTATATTATTACAACAGACGAACATTACTTAACTGCTGATCTTGCCCCTGTCCATGAAGCGTATTTAAAAAGTAGAGAAGACGAGAGTAGAGAGGTTGGAGACTTTTATCGAACATGTTATCTTATGACTCCTGAAGAGATTCATAAATGGATGGATAAACAAATAGGAGCTGATAAGGTTGATATTGCTTTGAAAAATACTTGTGAGATAGCTGATAAAGTTGAATTTTTTGATTTAAACCATTCACAAGTTGTTCCTAAAGTGCCACTCCCAGATTTTGAAATGCAACACTCTTTTAAAGATGTTTATAATGAGTGTGAATATATAAAAAAATTTGCATATTCAGAAGATATACATGATAGATATTTTTTATATTTAATTGAACAAGGTTGGTGGGACAAGGAATATTCAGACGATTTACCAAAAGATGAAATTTTAAAAATGATGCATCGCATCAATGAAGAGTTAAAAGCTGTATGGTTATCTAGTGAGAATATCCATGACAAGATTTCAAATTATTACATTACAGCTTTATATATCGAACAAAAGATTATGTGGGAAGATGCTGAATCTTTAGTTGGTGTATCGAGGGGATCGATTGCATCATTTTATACTGCTTATTTAATTGGATTACAGCAGATTAATTCTTATAAACAAAACATTCCATATTGGAGGCATTTACATGAAAGTCGTCCTGAGATGCCAGACGTTGATATAGATTCAGAAAAGTCTAAAAGACAAGCGATTATAGACGCAACAAAAAAGAATTTTGGAGAAGATAAAGTATTAAATATTTGTGCCTTTAGAACAGAAGGGGCAAAATCTGCGATTTTAACTAGCGCAAGAGGACTTGGTGTTAGTAATGACAGAGCACAATATATAGCTAGTTTAATCCCTTCTGTAAGAGGAAAGTTGACTCCTCTTTCTGTAATGGTCTATGGAGACGAAGATAACGCCCCAAATACTGAATTTATTTCAGAATGTAAAACGCATGATGGTTTAATTGAAACCGCTTTAAGTATTGAAGGATTGGTGTGTGGTAGAACTATTCATGCATCAGGAGTAATAATTTTTGAATCACCTTATTATGAGTTGAATTGCATGATGAAAGCGACCAATGGTCAAGCTACAACTCAATGGGATATGGATGATTCAACATATACTGGCGGTTTGAAATATGACTATTTAACAATTGTCAATCTTGATGCTATGCATCAATGTATAAACTTGCTTGTGAAATATAATTATATAGATTGGCAAGGGTCTCTATTAAAAACTTATAATAAATATTTTCATCCAGATGTATTGGATTATACTTCTGAAGAAATGTGGAAGATGGCAGAAGACCATAAAATTATTAATCTGTTTCAATTTATGACAGATGTTGGCGCTCAGGCTATTAAAAAAATTAAACCACGTTCATTAACAGAACTTGGTGTCGCAAATGCTGTGATGCGCCTTATGAGTAGCGAACCGGGGGCAGATCAACCATTAGACATTTATGTTAGATATAAAAATAATATTCAAGAATGGTATGATGTAATGAATAGTTATCATTTAACATCAGATGAGATTAATATTATTGAAGACCATTTAAAACATGTATCTGGTATGTCTACTATGCAAGAAGATGTCATGATTCTCTCTATGGATGAAAGAATTACTAATTATTCTATGAAAGAAGCTAATGTTCTTAGAAAGTTAATTGCAAAGAAAAAAGTTGCTTTACATAAACAAGCTGAAGATGATTTTTATAAAAGAGGACTTGAAAATGGCTCTTCTCAAAATATGCTTGATTATGTTTGGAAAGAATGTGTAAAACCTCAGTTACAATATTCATTTTCTCTCCCTCATATTCTTGGATATTCAACAATTGCAATTCAGGAAATGAATATGGCATATAGATTTCCAATTATCTTTTGGAATTGTGCCAATCTTATTGTTGATAGTATGGCTGATGAAGAACTTGATGGTAGTACAGATTATGGTAAAATTGGTATCGCTATTAGTAATATGATTAAATCTGGTATTAATATCTCTTTACCTTTAATCAATAATGCCGAATATGGTTTTATTCCAGATGTAAAAAATAATACTATTATTTATGGATTCAGAAGTATGAATGGTATTGGAGATGATATTTCGCAAACTATTATTACTAATCGCCCTTATTCCTCAATGAATGATTTTGCAATTCGAATGCTCGATACAAAAATTATTCAACCCTCACAAATGATTGAATTAATTAAAGGCGGGTGTTTCGTTACACTCCATGATTCAGATCGTTTTAAAACAATGGAGTGGTTTTTGCGTAGATATTGTTTCAAACCTACAAATAAATTAACTATGCAACAACTTGGAAAATTGCTTTCGTTTAGAATTATTCCAGATAACCTTAAAAGCTGTCTTAATTGTATTAAAATCAAACAGTATGTGTTGGATGACGAGGGGTTGTATAAGCTTTATATTGATCCTGATAAAAAACTTCCTAAACGTGGTTATCATGACCGCTATTTCATTTTGGATGATACGTCACAACCAGTATTTAATAAATTCTTTTCAGAAGATTCTGTGATTGATGTCAAAGATGGATATTATATTATTTCAGAAAAAGAATTTATTAAAGAATATGATATATTAATTCAGCCATTGCGTGACTGGTTTGGTTCGCAAGAAGCACTTGATACTTATAATGATGCATTATTCCAATCTATTTGGAATGAAAGGGCATCGGGTACAGAGGCATCATGGAATATGGAAGCGTGTTGTTATTATGACCAAGAACATGAACTTGCCAATATCGATGAAGATTATTATGGTATTGCAAATTATTTTAATTTACCAGAAGAACCTGAACCTTATGCTTGGTATAACCGTAAAGTTGATAATGAGTGGAAACGTGTTCCTAAGTATCGCATCACAAGAATTGCGGGGACTGTTTTACAAAGTGTTAATGCCAAGCACACTGTTGCTCTTCTTACTTGTTATGGTGTAGTTAATGTCAAATTTTATAAAGGCAGTTATGCATTTTATAATAAACGTATTTCGCAACCATTAGAAAATGGTAAGAAGAAAGTGCTTGAAGAAAGTTGGTTGAAACGTGGTAATAAACTTCTTATCAGCGGTATCAGAAGAGATGACCAGTTCTTCCCTTTGATTTACAAAGACACGATTTATAAACATACAGTTAATTTAATTAAAAATGTTCTTCCAGATGGACGAATGGAATTACAGACTGAAAGGATTCAAGTAGATGAATGAGAAAGAAAATAATAGAATTAAAGTTGACGCTTCTGTAGAATATATTCCCTATTATAAAGATAATTGGGGAATCATTAAATGTTCTATTGATAGAGTACGTTCTGGAAAAAATATTTACAAAGGCGATTTAATGGTGTTCAAAGGTCAGATGCCTGAACCAATAAAAGGATGTCAATATACAATTGTCGCAGATTTTGCGTCAGATCCTAAGTGGGGAGATCAGTATGTAATTCAGTCTATGTATACGGCGATTGAATTTGGGGACGATGATACAGGAAAGAAAAAATATCTGAGTTCATTGTATACACCATATCAAATTGATTGTATGTATAAAGCTTTAAAAGACCCATTTGAAGCACTGAAGAAACGTGATATGGAGTCACTGGTTAAAATTAAGGGCTGTGCTCTTAAAACTGCAACGTATTGGTGTCATAAATTCCATGAACATTATGACCGTGCTAAAATTTATATAGAACTAGAAGATTACAATCTCACAAATAACGTGGTGAACAGACTTATGTCTACATATCATTCACCTGATTTGGTGATTGATAAGGTTAAAAATAATCCATACGTTCTTGTAAATGAGGTTAATGGACTGGGTTGGAAAAAAGCTGATGAAATTGCTCTAAAAGGTGGTATTGACCCATTGGGTGAAACTCGTGTTGCAGAATATATTAAATATTATCTAAAGATGAGTGGCGATAATGGTATGTCGTGGTTAACACCAGATCAATTGCTTGGAGCGATTCTTGATGAAATTGGTGAAGAGGTCGAAGATAGTACAATCACAAAAGCAATTAAGAGTCTTGATTTGTGGTTTAATGATGAAAAAACTAAGATTGGATTACCTTATTATAAAGTATTATCCTTTACTATAGCCGCTGAATTACTAAGACTAAAAAATGCAGAATCTGATTTTAAATACGATGGTTGGAAAGATAGAATTAAATCGTTGGAAGATGAACAGGGTTGGGAATTTACTGACGAGCAGATGAATGGTATTAAAATGGGACTTGAAAATAATGTGTTAGTTATTAGTGGTAGTGCAGGTTCCGGCAAGACATCGCTTGTTGGTGGTATTCTTGCGGCGATTCCCGATTATTCTCATGTAATGTGTGCTCTATCTGGTCGTGCGTCTGCGAGACTGGCTGAAGTCACTGGTGAAACAGGTTATACCATTCATAGACTTTTAGGATATTCAGGTGCGGGATTTGAGTATAATAAAGAAAAACAATTAGGATATGATATTTATATTCTTGATGAAATTTCAATGGTAGATGCTGAATTATTTTATTATTTGATTCGTGCTATTCCATCTGGTTCTAAATTAATTATGCTTGGTGATCCTGCACAGCTTGAAGCAATTGGTTGTGGTAATGTTGCCTATGATATGATTCAATCAAATGAGATTCCAGATATCCTTCTTACAAAAATTCATCGTCAGGCTGCTAAGTCTGCTATTATTACAAATAGTACAGCTGTCAGACATGGTGAACAAATTATTGACGCTGAATGGAGTGGAACAGAAGTCCGTGGGGAATTACAAGACCTTGTCTTAGACTGTTATTTGGATTCTTCTAATAGTTTTTATAAAGTAATGGAATATTTCCAAAGGCTTTATGCTCAAAAAGATTTTGATATTTTAGAAACACAGGTTATTGTTCCTGTTAAAAAACGTGGAGATTCTAATACTTATAATTTAAATAATGATATTCAAGAATTGTACAATCCTGCAAGAGACGGTCTTAAAGAAGAATCTGTAATGACTGTTAGTTCTGGTTTAAGAATTTTTAGAGTCGGTGATAAAGTAATCAATACCGTTAATAATTATAAAGTTGAGCCTACAATTTATAATGGCAATATTGGTATTATTAAAGATATTACAATCGAAGAAAACGAAGAAGGTGACGAAACTGATGTAATGATTATTGATTTTGTTGGCATTGGGCGTGTTAGTATCCCTAAAGATTATTGGGAACAGCTTGATCTGGCTTATGCTATTACAGTTCATAAATATCAGGGCAGTCAGAGTGATAACATTATTTTTAATTTTGATTTTGCATCATATGGTCTTTTGAGCCGTCAGCTTATTTATACTGGTATTACTCGTGCTAAAAAGAAATGCTATCTTGTATGTCAGACAGGGGCATTACGATATGGCGTGGCACAGGAAGCCATTAGTCGCAAACAAACCCATTTACAGGATTCTTTGTATGAGATTGCACATCCTAAGTTGGTTTTTTAAGAAGTGAAAATTAAATTTTAGTTGACACATGACATGAGAACGGTTATAATAAACGAGTATCAAATAACCGTTCTCTACTTTAAAAAGGGGTGATTATGAAAAAGTTATGGGTGTATTCAAAGCCTAATGCTATGGTGGGGCATCGATATTCCGATGATGTAGCACTTGTACGTGCCAGTAGTGCAGAGGAAGCATTAAATAAATTTAAAAAATTATATAATGTAAACATGGAAGATATACATTTGGTTGTATTTAATGCTTATGATGTTGCAATTTTAACTGATTATTAAAAGGAGTTTTAAATGAAATTTCAGCCGGGAGATGTAGTTTATTGGGTAGAACGGCACAGACAACCACCTTATGAATACTATATTGATTATGGTATTGTAGATGAAGAATTTTCAGATGCCGTGTGTGTTGAAAGGTTGCATATTAGAGATCATCGATTCATTGATAATATACCTTACAATGATTTTCCTCAATTTACTCATTGGAAAAAATTACCCAAAGGGTGGACATATAATACCCAACTGTTTGAAATGGAATGGCGCAGTAATAAAGATTGGTCTGTTTTGGGCAATCTTAAAATTAATAAGCCTGAAGATATTAAAACAGCGTTTGAACAAGGTGTCTTGATTTGTTTAAAGGATTATGATCAGACCGTTCCACGTTCAGAAATAGACAAAAAACTTGGTTGGCGTATCAAGAAAGAGCATGACGATTCAGTTTATGTCTATCCGCATGTTACTCTTCAAAAGGATAATGCTTTTAAAACCTATGCAGAAGCGCAAGCTGCGATCGATGCACAAGAAGCTGAGTGGAAGCGTCAGTCTGAATTAACTGACAAAGAATGGTCTGTTGAACAGATTGATCATGATTTACAGCGTTGGGCGAAGATTTACAGCAAATCACCTGAAGAAGTACAGAGAGTAAGAGATTTTCTTCTGGGTATGGACAAGGTTGAAGATATTGAAACCAGAGTATTTGGTGAAGATTTTCAGTGGAAATACTGGAAGAATAAGAAATGGAGAACTGTTGTTTTAGATTAAGAAAGGAATATTAAATGAATGTATATTTGAATGAAATTACAGGTATGGCAGACGGACTTGTTAGTTTATATTTTAGTAAACGTACTTGGACACGAGAAAAAGAAGTACAGATTCGCAAAGATTGGAAAACATATACAGATTGGTATGGCAATATTTATGATAAAGACCTTTGCAATGGCGAAAAAGAGGCGATGGAGCGGACTTTAAAGACTATTAATTCTTTTTGTAAATATGCTTGGTTGCATACCACTATGCTTGATTTTGTTACTATTTCTGTAACTGTTGAAGGAATTCACAGAGCGGGGCAGGATGACTGGGACGCACACGCCTGCCGGTTCAATAACAGAATCATCAGAGCAAGCACACGCCTTGCTGATTTTGCAGAAGGTGAAATGTCTGATTTTTATAAAGATAAGATTATTCCTACAGATGTGGCTCTTAAAATGGTTGGTCAGGATTTACCGAATGAGTTTGTAAAATATGGTAACAAATATGTCAAAACTGTAAATGGCTATATTCGTGAAGACCTTAAGGATAACCGTGATGTGAAACGCGGTCTTTATATGGAATCTATTCCATCTAATTTTATTTTTAAATGTAACATGGCTCAGTGGGCACATGTCTATAAATTAAGAAATAAAAACGGAACAGCCAATCCCGAAGTTAAACAACTTGCAGAAGCAATTCAGGATCAGATTGAAGAACAGATGCCTTGGTTTAATCGGGAATTTCTTGCTAAAGTACAAATTTAAAAAAGGAGAAGAATTAAAATTATGGGAAAAGGTAATAAAGATTGGATTAAAGTAACAGACAGGCTTCCTGAATCTGAGAAGACAGTCGAAATTACATTTAGATGGAAAAAATGGGACAATCCTGATGAATATTGGTATGGTACATGCAATGCGTTTTATGAAGACGGTAGTATTCCTGTAGATGATAGTGCTTATGATTGGACAGATTATGAAGAGGACTATTTTATCTGGGATGAATTTACTGATACCTTTTACATTCCCGTAGGTTGGCATGAAGATGTCTGGTTTATGGAAGAAGGTTATCAGATTGATGAAGATCGGTATGAAATTGTAGCTTGGAAAGAAAAATGCAAACCGTATAGGGAGAATTAAAACAAAATGAAATTAATTGCTTTTAAAATTGAAACTCTTGATGATGCGCAGAACCTTGTAAACATTTGTGATAAATATCCATTTAATATTGATGTTATTTATAGAGCACAAACTATTGATGCTAAATCTTTTCTTGGTGTTACTTCATTACTCGGCAATTATGTAAGTGTAATTCCTATTACAGATGATGAAGAAATGATAAATAAACTTGAAAATGAGATTAAGCCGATTAGTCATTGTTATTGAGGTGAAAAATGATAATAGGACGCAAGAGCAGACCATCCCATGTTAGATTCATTGAATATACTGGTAAGTATCCATCATTATGTATGGGAGTTTTAGTACTTGAAATCAATGGTGAAAGATATTATTTCGGACAAGACTTTGATGGAAAATATAAAGACAAAAAATTGCTTCCTCAATTTTGGAGTAGTGGCGGTAGTTGCGGATTTAGAAATAATTATTCTGATTCTTATGTAGAACATGATGATTGGCGTATAAACACGGATGATCTGCCTACTGAATTGCTTGATTATGTGGAAGAAATTGATGAAGTATTTAATGAGAATGTGCCTTATGGATGTTGTGGAGGATGTTTATAATGAAAGTTAGTTATTATGATGTTATGAAAGTTGGCTATGACCTTCTTAGAGAAGATATTGACGTAATTTATGGGACAGATACTAAAGATCAGGTTGAATCCGTTTTTCATATGGCAGGTATTGTAGATACAATTGTTAGACTTGGCAAGTTGTTTCAAGAAGCAGAGACAAAAGAAGAGGATAATTAAATATGCTTTTAGTTATTTGTGGTAAAATGTGTTCTGGTAAAGACACCGTTGTAAAAAGATTAATTAATAAAGGTTTTAAAAAGGTAGTGACATATACTACCAGACCTAAGAGAAGAGGTGAAACAGATGGCGTAGATTATCATTATATTTCTAAGGAAGATTTTGAGGGGAAAATTAAGGATGGGTTTTTCTTAGAATATAGGATGTATAAAGTAGCTTCTGGTGATACTTGGTATTATGGCAGTGCTAAACAAGATGTACTTAAAGTAAGAGATAATCAGAAGAAAGTTATTATTTTGAGTCCATCTGGTGTTGATAAGATGTACGAACTTAAACGAGATAATTCTGTTGAATTTAGGGTCGTATATCTTAAATGTAACAATGATACTATCAGAATACGTGCTAAAAGGCGTGGCGATAAAAAACAAGAAGTCGCTAGAAGAATTGAGTCAAATGGTATTGATTTTTCTGTCATGGATATCTTCGCTCAAAAGATTATTTGGAATGACGAAGGAACTGAGGTCGGAGATGTTGTGAGAGAAGTTTTAAATTATATTGAGGGGGAATGTTAAATATATGACAGTTGAAGAATGGCTTGGAAAAGATAACACACTTGGAATTGATATTTTTAAGAATAAATATCAATTTGAGGGAGAGACTTTTAATCATTGGCTTGATAGAGTTAGTGGTGGTGATGACGAAGTTAGAGATTTAATTATTGAAAAGAAGTTCCTTTTTGGTGGGCGTATTCTTGCTAACAGAGGAACCAATCAGAATGGTAGGAAAATTAGTCTTAGTAATTGTTATGTGATTGCACCCCCTGAAGATAATATTGAATCTATTTTTGAGTGTGCTACTAAACTGGCACGTACTTATTCATATGGTGGTGGTTGTGGTATTGATATTGGAAAACTTGCTCCAAAAGGTGCTCTTATTCATAATGCCGCAAAAGAGACTTCGGGTGCTGTTAGCTTTATGGATTTGTATTCTACGGTGACGGGACTGATAGGGCAGAACGGAAGACGTAAATAAATAATGTACTACTTTCTGAAAATGATAGAGTAAGAGAGGTAAAGAAATGGATAAAGAATATTTAAAAGAATGTTTGGATAAAGGAATGTCTACCAGACAAATTAGTAATGAATATGGGTTAGATCGGAGAACTATATCATATTGGATAACAAAGTATAAATTAAATAGCGATTCTAAATACGCAAAACTTCCAAAATATTGTTTTGATAAAATAGACACTAAAGAAAAGGCTTATGTATTAGGTTACGTATTAGCTGATGCGGCTATTAACGAAAAAAATTCCGTAGAATTTGCTTGTGCCATTGAAGATAAAGAATTGCTTTATTTTATTTCTGATATCATTAATGGACGTGTAATTTTAGATTATACTTTAGATAAAAAAAATAGACGATTCCCCCGTGCTCGTATGACCAGAATGATTAAAGATATTACGAAATTTACTGGTGGGCGTTTAAAAAAAGAAAGACATTATCCTCGAATCGCAGAAGATTTAGAACGTTATATGCTACTTGGCTTTTTTGACGGCGATGGTTGTATCACTTGGGGGAGAAGAAAAGATAGAAATAGAATATGGCAAAAAATCACTTTTACTT